TTATCTTCAGCTTCAATTTGTCTTTTAGCCTCTTCATCAGACACCTCAGTAAATGCACCAGGCTCAACACCTTCTAAATCATTGATTTGACTAATTTCCTCTTTTGATAAAGCGCCACCAGAATTTTTGTAGTCCTCTAATCTTTGTGGATCGACACTACCTTCACCATTTATCATTATTTTTATTTGTGTTGCTTGTCTTTGTTTTAAAGACATCTCCTCACCTGGCTTGTATAATTCACCACCAACAAGTATTCCCGATCCTTTACTTGTAATTGATCCATCGGGATTTATAGTGGTTTCCATCGGAATTTGACTCGCTTTATCTTTTAGATTTTTTACATCTTCTCGAAAATTCTTTACATTAGGATTGTTTTCAAAAGCTTCTTTCCTCCTTTTATTTCTTTTATTTTTCATTTTCTTTCCAAAACCAAATAAATCTAAACCACCTCTCTTGTCAAGATCAAACATATTGGCGGTTGCAAAATCTACCATACCTGTAGCAACTCTTGTGGGGCCTACTGTTTTTCCACCCTTTCTATCAAGATCAGTCAAATTACCAGTGACAGCATCTGTAAAACCCTGACCAAATCTCTGTAATTTAGTGCTACCTTTCTCATCAAAATCAAATACACCTCCTGTAACAGTATCAGCAGTTCCTTGTGCAAAGTCTTGAAGTTTAGTATCACCCCTCTTATCAAAGTCAAAGAAACCACCTGTGAAAGAATCTGCAACTCCTCCAATGACTCCTTTAATTCCTCTCTTTTCACCTTTTAAATCACCTTTTAAATTTTTAGATTTATTTTTAGATTTATTTTGTGATTTTATATCTTTTGTATCTTCATTAAAATCATTAAAAAAGTCTAATCCTAGATTTATTTGTTCTTTTTTGGATAAACGTTTAAACTCAGCATATCTTTGAGGATCAACTTCTTGGCCATTAACATAAGCTTTACCTGTCTTTATATCAAAACGAGTGCTTAATTTTTTTGAAGTTATTATTGGCCCTTCTCCGTCTTTATTACCACCAGAAAGATTTAATCCTTTTTTTGTCTTACCATCAGAAAGGTTTAATTCTTCTTTTATTTCTGATTTAATTTCTTCTTTTACATTTTCTTTTTCACCTGATCCTCTACCATCGAAATCAGTTCTACCACCTGTAAGTGCGTCAGCCATTCCACCAAAGATTCCTGTCAATCCTCTTGGTTTAGTTATCTTTTGATTATCACCAAATAAATTTTCTCTTCTATTTCTTAATTTATCTTGAGCTTCAAATCCTTTAGCACCACTTTTACCAAATCCAAGAGCGCCAGCGATTGCACCAAGCGGGCCACCACCTCTAAATCCAGTGAATATATTAGTCGCAAAGTTAAGACCTAGAGCTCCGATACCACCAGTTAATGCGCCTAATAGACCCCCAAAAAGGCCACCTCCTCCTCCTTGAGGTTCTTTTTTCTCCTCACTCTCTCCTTGTGTTCCTTGCGGCCCTCTTGGCCCTCTTTCACCTTTCTCACCTTCAGCAGCTCTCCGCTGACTCATCTCTTCTTTTTGTCTTCTATCCTCCTCTTCAAAACGTCTATCTTCCCTTTCATTTTTCTCTATAATTATGTAATTATTAATTTCTTGAATTTCAGTCTGTAATGCTTCTAACGATTGCGATAAACCTTCAATTATAGATTTTTGATCTTGAATTATACTTATATTAGAATTAGCTATTTTTAAAGCATTATTAGCCACCTCATCAATCGATTTGATTGATTCAAAGAAATTACTCAAAGTAATTTTTTTCTTAGGTTGTTCTAATTCTTCATCCATTTCCGAACTTTCTTACACCCTCTGCTTGTTGACGTTTTAGATTTTCATCTTCAATGTATTGTTGTAGGAGAGCAATATAAATGTCTCTTTCCCAAGGCATCATATTTTCAAGCTCTGTCAGGCTATATTTATGGTATTGCATGAGAGCAAAATTGATACGATAATATGATTCAAGATCCTCTCTTGCAATACTTAACCGAAAAAATCGGCTAGACCCTCCAGAACGACACTATTTTTTTGTTTTGTATTTGGATTTACAACCTCGATTGTATGAGATAGTTTTGGCATTGTTGCAAAAAACTTTTCAACTTCCTTATATTGTTTAGAATTTAATTGTTCTATAAACTTAACTCTCTCTTCGTGACTATAATCTTTTCCTTCCCACGCATCCTCCTCTGTATAAACAGTATCAATACAGTCAGCGATAACTCTAAATGTTTTATCAACAACTGCTACTGAATCATCATCAACTTCAAAATTAGTCTCAACAAATTGATTTAGTGATGGATATTTCATACGAAGAGTCATCTTATCATCTAAAATAACATCAATTTTATGATCTTTTGGTTTTACAACTTTAATTTGATCAACAAAAACTGTGACAGGAACTTGTGTTTGTCCGTCATCAGGACAAGTTAAAGTCATTTTGATATCTTCTCCAATAGACTTAGCACGAATATTTAAAAAGACATACTCTATGTCAAATGTGGGAAGACTATCAACATCAATTCCTCTTGTAAGAATACATTTTTTCAAGACATCTTGAACTGCATTTGTAATTCCAGCTTGATCTCTCGATTCTAGAGCTATGATTAAAATTTTCTCCTCTCTTACGAGAAAAGGTCTATATTTTACTTTTTTACCTGTTGAGGGTAATTTCAACTCATAAGTTGGAGTTTCAATTGTTGGTAAAGGCATAATTTATTAATTTAGTAAATTTAAACTCCTCCAAGAGGAAGAATAGAAGTGGTTCCTGTAGTAGTAAATCTTCCATCCTCTCTTCTAACAGGGAATGGTTGAAATGGTTGATCATTTGAATTTACAAGACTCGGATTATTAAGGACAGCTTGATTTGTATCTTTATAATCAAACTTCGTGAAAAATCTATCATAGGCAAGTGATATATTACATTTTAACACATTTGGATCACCATAGGCAAGTCTCATTGATGTTAAATTTTGTGGCCAAACATTAACAAATTCATAACTTGTCATATTTGATTGATAAGTCGCATTCTTTTTTTCATTAAAAGAGTCTCTCTCAAATTTTGTAATGTGGATGATTTCTTTGTAATCCTCTGGATAATTAAATCGTGTAAATGCACTTAAATCTCTTTTATTTGTTTGAACTGGATTGATATATTCCATCCATCTTTCCAAAACCTCTATGATCACCATATCAGCATCACAATAAAAAACAAGATCTAGTGGAGGAAAATTTCTCAGATCAGCAAAAGTTTCTACAATACCCTGATGATGACCAGTTGCAGTCGAAACATCAAATGAAGTTCCTGGCAACTCAGCCTGTGTGCATAATAGAGACATTTTTCGCATAAAGTCTCTACCTTGGTTTCTTTTTTTGCCTGGCACAGATCCCTCTAACCAAGTGTCATATTTTCCAAATGAAAAGGTGACTTGATAGAGAGTATCAAGAGACGGTCTAGCGAGACTATCTCTTACATCTAAAGTTGTCCCTTTAAATATATCTGATCTTCTAGGAAATAAATTATTCTCTGACACAATAAATAAATTTAAGTTGTTATTACTATATATGAGCTATAAAGGAATATATAGGCCATCTAATCCCAAAAAGTACAAGGGAGACTCAAAAAACATTGTTTATCGGTCTCTTTGGGAAAGAAAGTTTATGAATTACTGCGATTTGAATGAAAATATACTTGAATGGGCTTCAGAAGAATTTTGGATCCCTTATCTAGATCCAACAACAAATCGTGTTCGTAGATATTTTCCCGATTTTTTCATTAAATATAAAGACAAAGATAGTAATATTCGTAGATCAGTGATTGAAGTAAAACCGATGAGAGAAACATTACAACCAAAAGCGACAAAAGGCAAATCAAGAAAAACAATGATAAATGAATCAATGACATATGCAAAGAATCAAGCAAAATGGAAAGCAGCAAGAGAGTTTTGTGATGATCGTAAATTAGAGTTTAAGATTATGACTGAAAAAGAATTAGGAATCCGATGAGTATTCTACAAAGAATATTGAATAAAGTGAGTGGTCAAGTCAGTGAAGAATTTTTTCGCAGTCAATTATTAGAAGAACTAGGATCGCCAAATTTTGATGATGATGCTGCAGATACATCTGGATTTGCGCCTGGCCAATTATATTTTTTCACATATTCAATACAAACGAAACAACCATATTATGATATGTACCCACTCGCATATGTGATCGAATATCAAACTGGTGGTTTCTTGGGTTGTAACCTTCATTATGTTCGTTTAACTCAAAGAGATGAATTAGCAATAAGCTTACTAAATAACTCTGCTCAGGGTGCAGTTGCAGTTCCTCCTCGAACTCTACATAAATATCTTTATACTGGCGTGAGAGGAACACCATATCGTATTCCTAATAGTGAATGGTCGGATGTCGCACAACTACCGACTGAAAGATTCGTTGATATGAGGGGTATTCCAGTTCCAAGAGATCGAATTTACAACAAAAACTAATGGGGAAAAGTAGAGAACTCAATATAGGAGGTTCTAAAGTATCTTTTGAATTTTCACGAGTTGATGGAAAATTAATTGGCATTACAAAGGATGGAACTCCTGTTAATCCATTCAGCAATGAATTTGATAGATTAGCAAATACAGGGACAGCGAGACAAGCATTTAACGTAAATAAATTTGGTGGTAATAAAAAATCCTATGTTGGCATTTTTGGAAAAGCTGATAGAGCAAATGACGAAGAACTTCTCAAAAATTATAATGATCAGACTAAAAAATCAGATAATCAACAATTTGTTGATAATAACTCTCCCCTTGATTCATCTGTAGCATTTGCAACACCGAGAGCAACTGGTAATGCATATCGAAGAGGTAAACAATTGGGAAGTGAGTTTATGACATATCCTCTTGATATTGATCTTCAACAAGATCATTTTAAAATCACAAGATATGAATATCGAAGACCCTCGATTAATGAGAGTAAGCCACGAAGAACTGTTAGAAGAGTTGGAGTTGCATATAAAAACTTTCAAAAAGAATTTAACGTTGCTGGAGATAGTGTAAAAGGTAGTAGAATTGGTGGTAGTATTATATTGCCAATGCCAAAACCAACAGACGTTAATGGTGTTGCGTGGGGAAAAGATGAACAAACCATATCTGGACTTGCAGCTCTTGGTCTTGCACAAAAAGGCACAGGATTAACCAGTTTTCTTACAGGTTTAAATGCAACTGGTAAAAGTCCTGAGGCGACATCAAAAGATTTCTTTGCTGGACTTAGAAAGTTTGATGGAAATACTGGTGAGGGTGCAAGAGGTCTAGCTCAAGCTAAATTTACACAATTTTCAACCAAATTAGCGGGAAAAGCCTTTGGTGTTGAACTCGATCCAGACACATTTTTAGCAAGAGCGGGTGGTAGAGTTATAAATCCAAATGCAGAGATGTTATTTCAAGGGCCTTCAATAAGAGATTTTGCGTTTGAATTTACTATGATCGCAAGAAGTAAAAAAGAGGGTGAAGAGATCAGAAAAATAATTCGATTCTTGAAAGTCGGAATGGCTCCTAAATTTGAAAATACAACTTTTTTAGCAAATCCAGATGTATTTCAACTTGAATATAAAAATGGAGTTGGAGAGTTTGATATGTTAAAAACAGTGAACCAATTTAATCCAGGCGGTCTTGCATTAACGGCAATGAATGTTGACTATGCACCAAATGGTTATTGGTCTGCATACACGGATTCACAACCAGTCGCACTCAAAATGAGTCTTAATTTTACAGAACTCAGACCAATTTATCAATCAGATCAAGAACTCGGAACACCATTCGATAGTGTAGGTTACTAATATGACATACTCAGGATCACCAAATAGTTATTTCAGGCAACTCCCAGAGTTGGATTATCCTTCTTTGGATAATAATCGAACATCAGTTTATGATTTTCAAACTGTCAAAAATTTATTTAAGAGAGCAATTGTTCGTAATGATATTTTTGATGAAATTACCGCATTTACAAAATATTCTGTTGAAGGTGATGAAAGACCCGATCAGATAGCATATGATTTTTATAAAGATTCTGGTCTTGATTGGGTTATATTAACAACAAACAATATTATTCACGTAAGAGATGAGTGGCCTATGTCAAATCGTGATTTTTTGACTTATTTAAACGAAAAATATAGTTCTGAACAATTATCAAATATTCATCACTATGAAACTAAAATTATAAGGGACTCAAATGGAAAATTAATTCAACCAGAGGGATTAACAGTTCCAGAGGATCATTCAATCACTTTCATTGATAATGGTGTTTTAAGAACAGAATCAAAATTAACATCATTTACCTTTTTAGAACACGAAACAAACTTGAATGATAAAAAGAGAGATATTAATATTTTAAGACCTGAGTACTTAACTTTATTCTTAGAAAATTTTTCTGAAATTATGGAGTATAAAGAATCAAGTCAATTTATTAATGACAAACTGAAAAAAACAGAAAATCCACGCATAATCTCGCCATAAAAAAGAGGTCGTTTTGAGCGACCTCTGGCGTAAAAAATGGCCCGAAATTTTTTTCGGGTTATTTTCTAATTTTCAGCTAATTTTGCAAAATAGCTGAGTGCATCTTCCTCATCTTCATCTGTATTCACAGAGGATG